GCTTTCGGGAAAATTCATGCTTAAAGGAATTATCTAAAATGGCTAAAATTTGGTTTGTAAATATTATCGAATCTGAACGTGGTTGGGGTCAGAAGATCGACGAAACGAAAGAGTTTTTTGATTATGATTCTGCTATTAAGTTTGTGAGAGAATTTAATGCTCGCAATACTAATAAGACGGTTCCTGATTGGTATATGTATGCAGAATCTCCTATCGAACAAGATATCAAGAGTATGACAAGTATGACAAATGAACTACGAATCAAATCCGCCGCTGAGTATCGTAAAGAACAAGTCACGATTGAGACGGCGGCGAAAGAAGACCTTCGGTCTAAGGTGGTGGAATTTATCAACAACGTGGTGACACCTACAATCGAACAGAAGATTGCTAACGGTTGGTCCAGACATACCAAGCATTTGAGTTTTGATCGTGTGCATTACCCTATGTCTGAATTTGTCGCCGAAGTGAAAACCATTTTGTCTCCTCTCGGCTTCACGGTGTATGAATCGCATGATGGGGGTGGTTTATATCCAACCATCGAAATTAGTTGGGAAGAATAAAAAGTTCTTGACATTTTTCTTCAGAAAAGGTATAATAGTTTTATATGAAATTCTTCCATTTTGACCAAAATAATTCTTTCGGTAATTTTAAGGGACCAGCAAAGCATGTTGTTGTCGAGGCTGAGAATGCCACCGATGCGAATGTTCGTGCTGAGGAACTGGGTTTGTACTTTGATGGAGTACATACTGGTTCTGATTGCCCCTGTTGTGGTGATCGTTGGTACCGTCTGTGGGTCAGCGAGGAAGGTGACGATGTTCCTAAGGTGTATGGTGCTCCTGTAGTTTTTGATTTTGTGGGGGATCCATATGTTTTGGTACTGTACGCAAACGGCGAGAAACGGATGGGTGTAGAGGATCCGAAGTACTAATTATTAGATTTATTGGATACTCTAGAGTAGAGAGACGGAATATCACACTTATTGTACCTCAGTGAGCCGACGATTGGGCGGACGCAAGGTGAAGTCGGAAGACTTTGGTTAATGACGATTAACACCAATAGATGTGATATTCCGCCTCTCTACTCTTTTTTATAAATACCAGAAATAATATTTGAATTTAAGGAATTCGATTATGACAGAGAATTGGAAAATACCGGAAGATGCTGTAGTTATCTATCGCCTAGTGCGTCCTTCAGAGAAACCAGTAAGACGTACATTGACACTTTACTTGGAAGAGTTTTATCCTGAATCATTTTTTGATGGTTGTACGATTAAACAAGTTATCGAAAAACTCAATGAAATTGATAAGAAATTTTCAGGTCGTGATATTCATTTTAAAGTAGCAACTTACGTTGATGGATCAGAAATTGGAATTTATGAAACCAGACCTCAGACTGATGAAGAATATAATCTTGACATAGAACAGTATAAAATATGGGAAGATAATCGTAAAAAGTTAGAGAAAGAAGCGAAAGAATACCTGAGTCTAAAAGAAAAGCAATTACAATCAAATATCTAGAGTAATAATTTTATGTTAAGTATACAAAAGTGGCTGTTAGAGAATAATGGTGATCGGTTGAAACTCTCTGCTGAGTATGGAATATATTCATCGCAACATCAGAAGTTTCCTAATCTATATCAATTTACTTATGATCAGATTGAGTCATCAAAGATTAAAGATCATCCAATGGTACGAGAGTGTCGTGGGATTATTCTTGATCGTGATGATAACTGGAAAGTGATTGCTCGTCCATTTGATCGTTTCTTCAATTATGGCGAATATCCTGATGGTGAAGAACAGTTCGATTGGTCTTCTGTTGTTGCTCAGGAAAAGGTTGATGGATCTTTGATGATCCTGTACAATTATGCTGGTGCTTGGCATGTTGCTACGAAAGGTTCTCCTGATGCTGGCGGCAATGTTGGTCAGGAATCTTTCACCTTCGCTGATCTATTTTGGAAGACTTTCAATAATCAATTTGTTCCTAACTTCTTTGACAGGATTTCTACCAGTGCCTACACTTATATTTTTGAGTTGACTTCTAAGTACAATCGTGTTGTGACTTCTCAAATTGACAACGATGGATTGTTGACTCTAATTGGCGTTCGTCGTAATTATGATGGACAAGAAGTAAACTTACAGAATTCTGTTGTTGCTGATATTCTTGGTAAAGAGAATGTAGTTCGTTCTTTTCCTCTGAAGAATATTGCTCAGATTAAAGAAGCTGCGGCACAACTTGATCCTTCTAAACAAGAAGGTTTCGTGTTGGTTGATAAGAACTTTAATCGACTTAAAGTAAAGTCTGAAAAGTATGTTTTGATTCATCACTTGAAAGATTCTATCAACGATGAGCGAATTGTTGAACTAATCAAGACTGGTGAAGATTCTGAAGTCTTTGCATATTTTCCTGATCTTAAGATCCGATACGATCAGATCAAGAAGTATTGGAATATGACTGCTGCTATGCTTGATGAATTTTGGGAAGAGACTTCACAACTACAATTTGAATCTCAGAAAGACTTTGCTCTTTTTGTTCAACATAACTACAATCCTAGAATACATTCTTTCTTTTATATGATTCGTTCTGGTAAAGTTAAGAATGCAACTGAGTGGTTAATGAACCTTAGACCGAATAAGGTTCTTGAGTGTACAATAAATCTAGAATAAGGAATATATGACATACATCAAATTAATGCAGCTAATTTATCCAGAAGTAGAAGTTTTTGAAAATGATTATATTTATGGACCATCTGATTATGAACCAATGGTAAAAAGTCTTGGTGAGATCCTAGTTGAGAAACATGTTAACGAATATCAAGGAGATTCTTGGTATCTTCTAAAGAAAGAAGATTTATATGGATATCTTTCATTTGGTTGGGGTTCATGTTCTGGTTGTGATGCACTACAAAGATGTTCTTCTTTTGAAGAAGTAGCAGAACTATATAATAAACTGAAAGATTCTATTACTTGGCGAACAAAAGAAGAAACTGCTAAGTGGTTTGATGAACACGATTGGGAAGGTGATTATTGTTATTATGAAGAAGAATTCAAAGAATTCTTAGATAAGATTAAGATCTTCTTTGAAGAAGGAAATTAATATGACTAAAGATTTACAACAAATATTATTTGATACATATCCTTATCTTTTCAGAGAAAAGGATCTACCTCCTTCACAAACTTGTATGTGTTGGGGGATTGACTGTGGAGACGGTTGGTTTAATATTCTAGATGTATTATGTGAAAGGATTAATAAACATTGCGAAAAGAATGAGATAGAAGTCACTGTCACGCAAGTTAAAGAAAAGTTTGGTGGACTTAGATTCTATTATAATGGTGGTGATAATACAGTTGACGATTTAGTTTCTTTTGCGGAATCATTATCGGAACGCACGTGCGAGATTTGTGGTAGTCCTGGAAAATTGGGACAAACTAAAGGATGGTATAGAACATTATGTAGTACATGTACTTAAAAATATAATCTAGTTATAAGAAAATGGTGGCTCTGAGCCACCTTTTTTCATTAGTATTTGAAGTTATTGAAGGAACTCTTACCGAACGATTTACTCATTCCACCATAAGAATCCATCCCATCTTCCCCACCAACACCAAGATCAGTATCAACGGCAACATCACCAATATCAAATAATCTCATTTTAGATCTATCCACCCCAACCAGAAACTTTTTATTTTTGGTTACGTCATTATACCGATTCTTCAATTGTTTAATCATTAGTTGACCCAGTTTTTCCAACTCTTCTGTATTAATAATAGCTAGAACTAGATCGGCTGTTGCCACAGTTCCAAATGACTCCGAAACATCAGACATATTAGCATCTGAATTAGAAGCACCGGATCTTGTAAATTGTGTAGCAGTAACAATAGGAAGATTCATTTCAACGGCAAGTCCACGAACTTCTTCGGCAATAGACTTCACTAGGGTGTATGAATTTGCAAGACCTGTATTCTTGATTCTTGAAGAAGAACAGATATTAAGGTAATCAATATAGATAATATCAGGAACGAAGTTCTTCTTAATAGCAAGTTCGTGTAAAAGATATCTGAAGTGTGAAGCATTTGCTGTAGAAGTAGGATATTCTTTTACGACCAATTTACCAGTTGTTCTTGTCTTTAGATTAGAAATCAACTTCATGAATTGTGTCTTAGAAATATTTCTTAATGTGTCAAGAGTAATATCTAATACATTAGCATCAATTCTTTCAGCAATTCTTTCTTCGGCCATCTCGCAGGTAATATATAACACATTCTTACCTATCAAGAGATTAGAAGCTGCCATATGACACATTGCCAAAGATTTTCCAACATTAACACCAGCTACTAGAATATTGAGTGTTTTCTTTGGTAACCCGCCACAAGTAATAGTATTAAGATTTCCAATATCAAAAGGTATCCGCTCTTCTTTCTTATGATAGAATTCATATCTATCTTCTGCTGAATCAATAAAGTCATGACCAACAGATGGATCGAATGAAATAGAAAGAGCATCTTTTAAGATTTCAGGGATTACTCCCTTATCTCTTTTATCCTTTTCATCAGAGATAATCTTAATAGACTCTAATACTGCATTATGCAAAGATTTTTCTTTACAAAATGATTCCGTTTGTTTAATAAGGAAATCTAAGGATGTATTTTCAACATCTTTTGACCAAGAATCAAGTAGATTAGAAATCGCCTCTACTTCTTCATATTTAATTTTTTTAGATTCTGAGGCCATAAGTTTTATGGCCTCGATCGATGGTCTAGTTTTATAGATATTTACGAAATTATTAATTAATCTGAAAATAACTTTTTCATTATAATCATGGAAATACTCATCTTTTAAGAAGGGTGTAACAGATCTACAATACTCTTCATTATAGACAATATTTTTTAAAATAAGGTGTTCAATTTTCATAACTATAACTATTATAGCTTACTTCCCTTTTTTATGACTTTTGTTTTTTTGAATTGAATTTTCATCAGTCACAGTTTTAGCAATATTCTGCGCATTTCTAATAGCATAAGTAACGATCTTCTTTACAACGTTCTTAACAATTGTCTCGAAATTCTTCTGATTTGCTATATTATCATAAGGATTATAGACAACAGAATAGTCAAAGTTTAAACTAGAAGATGTTGGTGGATGGAAATTGAAATTTGCAACACTTATGATTATATCTTTATATCTACCATCATCTAATTTAATTAAGATAGTTTCATCATCAATATTATTATTATCTTGTAAAATACAGAAAGAACATTTAAGGTCAGGTATTATATTAATAAATGAATCTGCCATATAGACTTTCTTATTATTCATTTTCGTCACCTTCTTCTACTGCCATCTCAGAAAAACGATGGGTTAATTTGTATGTATATTCTATGTAATCCTTGAATGATTCTGATTGTAAAACCTGGTCCCAAAATTCAGGATTATTAGTATCTGCTAATCTATAATTCTTTTCAATACCAGCAACTTGATACCAACCGTTTTTCGGTTTAATAACGTGTCCAGATGCAAGAGCAATATCCATTAGACCTGAATATTTGTTAATTCCTTCATTGAATTTAACTTGGAAAGTTAGTTTGCTCTTTTCTTTTACGAATCTAGACTTTTCGATATTGATCGTAAAGTTATAACCAACCAAATCAGTTCCATCTTTTTCTTGTGATCTAGAAATAATAAACACTTGATTAGCAGAGTACATAACCGATGTTCCACCACCGACTACAGCTTTACTGAACATTTCCATAGTCTGATATGTATGATTAATAGCAAGACAAGGAATATCTTTCATAGTAAGATGTGGGGTGATAATACGCAGGAGCGATCGGATTGATTTTGCTCTTGTCATATCAGCAACAGATTTCTCATCATTCGCATCATCTACCTCTTTCTTTGACGATAGAGATCCGATTGAATCAATCATTGTAAATACTTTATCACCACGTTGTATTTCGGATAATCTCTTGACAATATCAAACTTTAATTGTTCAATATGTTCGATTGGAATATGAATAATTCTTGAAGAATCAATCCCATTCATTTCTAAGTATTCCGGAGTAATACCGAATTCAGAATCATATAATAGAGCTATTGAATCTGGATACTTATCAAAGTATGCTTTCATACAATAGAGACTTAATAGAGTTTTATATGACTTAGATTGACCTGCTATAATCGTCAATCCAGGAACTAATCCCCCATCTATAGATCCAGAAAATGCGATATTTAAAATCGGTAATTCAGTCGGGATGCAATCCTTCATAACGAAGAAAGAAGATTCAGAAAGTATATCTGAATTTTTTACAGACCCAGCTTTCATGAGCTTATCTAACAATTTATTTGTCATATTTTATCCTTTGTTGTTTGTAGTTTGCTGTTTGTAATAGGGTGCGACCCATCAATAGTATTTATTAATCGAAGAAGGAATCGAGCGTTGACTTCTTTTCAAAGTTCCACTTAATTGCATCTAAAATAATAGAAAGTGGTTCAATAAAAGTTTTCTTAAACTGCATATCATAATCAATAAAACTATGTAAATTTAATTCTTTCGGTAAGATAGAAGGAAATGATATGATGTTTTCTTTTATATTATTAGGTTCTTTAAGATAAAGAAATTTAATCTTATCGCCCTCATTAATATTACGATATTCTTTTGATAAATTCATCTTTTCTATATAATGATTATATAGAAGAGAACCTCTTACATGAATCGGGGTTCCTTTCTTGTAAATAATTTCTCTAGATCTATATTCTGCTAAGTTATTAACTCCTCTAGGAAAAGCAATATCTTCTGGTGGTAACTTCATAAATTCTTTCTTAACTTCACTAATAAAAGCAATAAGATCATCTTGACCTTTTGACATGATAATTTTAAGACCTTCTTTAATCTTAGATCTACAGAAAGAAGGAGTTGAAGATTTAACAGCTTCGATTCCCATAATCTTTAATTTTGGTTCTGCATATCGCACACCTTCAGAATCCCAAACATTTAAGATATATCTTTTCTTGGCTGTCCAGATACCACGATCAGCAATCGCCTCTCGTTTCATAATCATTTTCTGAGAATAAGAATTAACATAATCAGCTAATTCTTCATAAGACTTATCGATATACTTGTTAATTTCTTCAGAACAAATCTTATCTAAGAGAATAATAATTTCTTCTTTTGATTTATTCTTGAAGAATGC